GTGGGGCCGGTGTTAGATATTCCTGTTGGGCCGGTGGGCGAGGAGCCCGTGGGACCTGTTCGACCGACCGTACCTGTTTCACCTTTTGTGCCGGTTGGACCTGTGCGCCCTGTGGGGCCTGTTGTGCCTGTGCGCCCTGTGGGACCGGTTGTGCCTGTCGGACCCGTGGGACCGGTTGTGCCGGTTGTCCCTGTAGAACCCGTGTAACCGGTATTGGCGACGCCGGCCACTAAGCGCGTAACGGTGACACGCGAGGTAGGGGCCACTGTCACATTCAAATTGTCGCGGTAGAAGATGCCGAAGGATTCGTAGGGTTGCAGCAAAATCGTATAGGCATTGACGAACCCGTTATTCTCGTTGTACAGGGCGCCGAACACGGCGGTAACCGCAAAGGGAACCAGATTATTGTCTCCCACGCCGAGCCCGATATAAGAAGAGCCTCCGTTGCTGTCGTCCAGTTGCAGGGCGTATTCCACGAGCAGCGGGAGTTCCTCCCTGCCGTTATTGTAAAAGATGCCGTTGCCGAGGTATTGGAGCGTTGTGACGCCCGTTGTTTGAAGGACATCCAAGGTGCTCCAGGTGATGAGGGTGGCCGGCTCGCCGGCTCCGATGACTTGTGCCGTGCCGCCCTGGGTGGGTTCCGTATAGGAAAGAATCGACACGCGCCCGACGGGTCCGTCTATGCCGGTTGGGCCAATGAGCAGGTCCATGCCGTCCCACCCCAAAATCGTGGAGATGTTGAGCGTGGAGAAGGAGGCATTAGGCGCATATATCTCTTCGGCGTACACCGCGTATCCCGTAACAGTCGACCCATACACTTCACGTGCCACAAGGGACGAAATGGTGGCGGTACTGGCAATCGTAAGTACGTTTCCGAGAATGGACGACCCGAAGAGCGTAGAGAAGTAACCCGTGGAGCCGATGATGGTCGAGGCGCTCACGGTGGAGCCGCTTATGGTAGAAAAACTGACGGTATTGAGGGCGAGCGAGTTGGTCCAATTTTGCCTCCCCTGGTCGCCACCAATGGTATAGACATACCCGTCGGGCACGTAGATGAAACCGTCAACGGACTGGCCATTGGGTGTACTCCACCTGGCGGTCACATTATTGATGGTTAAATATTCTATGTCCGTCGTTGCGGTCGTCATCACTACTAGAATCAACGTATTTTAGATGGAAAACGAGCATGGATGGATTCAAAGGGCCGTATAGTGTTAATTGGTACCTTGAATCAAGGATACGGAAATGCTGTTTTTGAAGGCGGTGGATCCAGCGTTCAGCACACATGCCGTTGAGTTGGCATAGAATCCGATGCAAACGTAATCCGCCGTGGTCAAGTAGCCGGTCCAGCTGACGTGCGCGTGATTTCCGTACGATTCCTGAAGGGCAAGGATGACGCCGCTCGACGGGGCGGTATTCGCGGTTTCCTGGCGTAAACCCATGTTTTTGCTGAGGAACAGGATGAAGCCCGCGGGACTATACAGGGTTAGGGTAATCGAGTATGTCCCGCTTTGTGTCATCTTCCAGATCACTTGATTGGTGATGCTTTCAATGACAGGGCTATTGGTATTGGTGTATGTCCCCCAGTATCCGCCGTTATTGGTATAAGGCAGAAAGTAATTGTGAGAGAGCGTTTGGGCGGTTCCCAATATGGTCAAACTCTGATAGGAGGAGCCGTCATAATATTTTGCTTGAAAGGTGCCGTTGGGTGCGCTGAGAACGAGCGAGCGTGCCGCGGAGGTGACGTTGCCCGTGGTGGTGAATCCCGCGGAGGTGACAATGCCGTTAAAGTTCGCGTTGCCCGTCTTTGTATCAATGGAGGCGCGGGTGGTTCGAACGACGCCGTTAATATTCTCGAACCCGATTCCCCAGGTGGACTGAATCATGAGATTGTTGGTGCCCGCTGCATTATAAGCGTTGACGTTGCCGCAATACACCGCGTTCACCGTTGTGCCGTTGAGATTGACGGTGGGAACCTGAAGGGTGGTGGTGTAGCGCGCCCCGCCGACGACGTCCAGTGTGTATGCGGGCGCCGCGGTGCCGATGCCGAGCGAGCCGGCAGGCGTGACGCAGAACGGGACACCGTTTGAATTGATGGAGAGCGCCGTGTATACGTTGACAAAATAGGGCGAGATTCCCGTTCCTTGCGGCACCAATGAAGGATAAAACGCGAAATCCCCACTCATCGGGCTCGAGGTAAGCGCGTAGCAGGTAAGGGTAATGTCCGCGCTGAAACCGTTGTTGGTCTGGAATTCGATGTAGGAGGGATTACCGAGTGCACCCTTTGCGATTTGGAGGGTTATAATGGCGGGCCCAGCCGTGTTGGTGGAGGATAGAATGGCGATACGCGGCTCGGCTCCACTACCGCCCGTTACGCTGAATTTCACGACACCGCTATCGGTCCCCACCGATGTCCATACCAATAACAACTCAATATAGTTAATGTTGGTATACTGTGCCATGCGGAACCAGGAAGCCACGAAGGAGGATGTTAGTGTATAGGTGCTCTTCTTGCTATAACTGAATTCACGAATCGTCTTTCCCATGACGTGGAGCGCCTCCGAGGGCTCGGTCGTTCCCACACCAACATTTCCACCCGAAAACGCCATGATGGTCGAGCCGAGCATGGTGGAGGGGCCCGATGTGATGCCGAACCGGTTGGTGCTGGGAAAATAGCCCATGTGGACGGAATAGTTAGAGCTGCGAATGAAAGACAAATAGGACTTGTTATCCACCGCAGCAGGGCGGACGAGTTGGAGCATACCGTATGTCCCCGTTGCATCCACGGCGCCGTCCGAGATTTGTACAGTAGGGAGGTTGGTAAAGGATGTCGAGGGATTGTAGGCGTGAAGAAGGGTGGCGTAGGGCGTCATGGTGCCGATGCCGAGATTACCAGGCTTAACCATGAGCGACGACGTGTGAATGGTGGATTGAAAGGTAAAAAACGGGGCATTTGTGACGGGTGTGACGCCGTTAATGGATGACACGGTAATACTGGACAGGGTAAGGATAGAATTGGCCCCGCCGACTAATTCAATGAATTTACCAGAGGTGGTGGAGATGGTCACGGTGGACACGTTGTAGAAGTTGCCATAGGTCATGCCAATTTCGGATTCGGGTCCGCCGACAATGATTCCCTGGTTGTCATCGCGATTGGGAAGGTAGATGCTGCTAACATTCAGGTTGTTTGCATTGATAACGTTGGTTACCGTGAGACTGGGCGTGCTAATAATACTCGTCGCATTCAGGGTGCTCGTGATAATGGTGTTGGCGTTGAAGCCCGATGTAAAGAGCAGATTCGCGACGCGAACGGTGTTGGAACTAATGAGTGTGCCCGTCATGGTGGAGAAGGTAACCGTGGACAGATTGCTGGTACTGCATACGAGCGATGAGATGCGGGCGGTGCTAACGACGGTGGTGCTGACGAGCATACTGGAAATCGCCGCCGATTTGGACAGAATGGAGGAGAGTGTTATCGTGGAAAGGACGGGTCTATCAGTGGGCGCAAGGATGCCGTTTGTGGAGGTGATGAGAATGAAATTACTAGAAATGGGGATCTCGTTTGGACCGAGTACGTTGGTATTATTGGAGGCGCCATTGTTATAGGTCCTCATGGTGAGAGAGCCACAATTAATCGTTGGCAATCCAGCCATATCTAGAATCATATTAGAATCAAAATGAAGGAATTCCTCATTTACTTCGTATCGATAAGCAAAGCGTAGGTCTAAGGAAAATATCCGGAACCGTTAACAGGATGCCATCTGGTGGAGGATTACTGCAACTCGTCGCAACAGGAAAACAAGACGTATTTCTGACGGGCAATCCCCAAATCAGTTTTTTTAAAATGGTCCATCGGAGACATACGAATTTCGCGGTGGAATCGCAGCCGATGTATTTCGACGGTACCCCCAATTTCGGCCAGCGCCTGACCTGTCTTGTCCCGCGCCGCGGCGACCTGTTGGGCCGCATGTTTCTGGAGGTGACGATTCCCGTATTAACGGACACCTCGGGTAATACCCTGTCGTATACCAACAGCATCGGTCACGCCCTCATCCAGGAAATCAGCTTCGAGGTGGGCGAGCAGGAAATCGACCGCCAGACGGGCGAGTGGATGGAAATCTGGACGCAACTGGTCACGCCGCCAGGCCAGCGCAATGCGCTGAACGAAATGATAGGGCGCTTCGAACAATACAACACGACACAGATTATTCCAGGCACTCAATCCGGTGGAATCCATCTTCTGATTCCTCTCCAGTTCTACTTCTGCAATAATCCAGGCATGTATCTCCCGCTCTTAGCCCTGCAGTACAGCCCCATCCGTATCAATCTGACGCTGCGTCCCTTAACGTCGCTCTTTTGGGTCCCGCCGCCGCAGCCGCCGCAATCGCAGGAGAACTTCAACCCCGCGTGCTCAGTACAGGTGAATTGTACGACGCAAGTGACGAACATGATGTTCTGGGGCGAATACATCTATTTGGATGTGGAGGAGCGCCGCCGTTTTGTGAGCGAATCGCATGAGTATTTAATCGAGCAGGTGCAGTACACGCCGCCGCACGCGGTGCCGGCGGGGCAAAATACGGTAACGATTCCCGTGGAGTTCAATCACCCGATAAAGGAAATGATGTTTGTGATTCAGCGCGACACGATGATAAACCGCAACGAGTGGTTCAATTATAGCAATTTGGGGATTGGTGAAATCCTGCCGTCCACGCTGCGCCCGTACAAAAACTCCAACTCGGCGGCGGGCCGCCTGGATCTGCTGAGTACCGCCGTGTTACAAGTGGATGGATATGACCGGTTTGCAGCACGAAGTGCCAACTATTTCCGTCTGCAGCAGCCATATGACCATCATACGACCACTCCGGTTAATTCGTACATCTATAACTATTCTTTCGCCTTACGACCAGAGGACGCCCAGCCGACGGGGACGTTGAATGCGAGCCGCATCGACAGCATTGTGTGGCAGCTGAATCTGGACCCGAACCTGACGAATGTTCCGACGATTCAGTGGCAGAAACGCGGGCCGTGCCGTGTAACGGTGTATGGGCATAACTACAACATTTTCCGCGTGATTAATGGATTTGGCGGGCTACTCTTCACTATTTAAAAGCCCCCTTATCACTTCTAGGTCATGTGTTCGTATTTTTGTTCTTTTTTAAAAAACGGGAGATAAGTAATGGGTCTCAGTATCTCCCGTTTGGTGGACTGGACGGCAGACGGGCTAAAAGACACACGGGATAAAGACGCCAAGGGCGACTCGAGTGGCACCTATTTATCCTATGACATCTTCCTGGTTCTGAGCGTATTTGGGGGACTCATCGCGCTCGACCATTTGTACCTGCGGTCCCCCCACACGTTTCTGGCAAAAATTGCGGTGAATTTCATGTGTTTTGGTGCGTGGTGGCTGTACGATGCGATGCGTGCGGTCTTTCACAGCAACGTGGTGAAACTGCATGGGATTAGTATTCCTGTTGTGGGCCAGACGGATATTGGCGCGGGTATATTTAGCAAGCCTGAGCCGTCGCAGAAGCATTATCGATTCTTGGTGTATGCGGTCAGCTTAATTTTCGGTGGTATCGTGGGTGCGGACTCGTTCGTGGTAGGCAATAAAATGGATGGATTCATTCGGTTGATTTGTTTTCTGACCGCGATTCTGGCGCCGATTTCCATCTTTATTTGGGTCAAGAATCTGATTGTGTTTTTCACGAATCCGCCAGGCGTCCTGGCGAAGCACCCTGAGTTCTTTGGGTATCCTGGGATTTCGATGAAGGACCAGTTGATTTATAATATTCCGTTTATTGGTGAGCTATTCAAGAAATATGATGAATTCGAGATGCCGGCTTTTAGTTTAAGCGCGATAACCTCGCCGCTCACAGCATTTTGGACGCTTATTACGAGTTTGTTTTCGCCGAAGAACTGGCAGGGCGCGATTGGGGCGTTGAGTCCGAGTGGGTTGTATGGAAGCGCGCTGGATGAATCCAAGTTGGCGGCGGCGAAGGGTACAAGCGGCAGCGCTGTGGCTGAAACCGCTCAAACAGACGAAACACCTAGCGTACAGCCTGGTAATGAAACACCGAAGGCATCTGCTCCTCCTCTTGCTTCTGATGTTCAAAGTGGTGGTTTTGCTGCAATTGCTACAAGCGCCGCCGCAGCTACAAGCGCAGCTGTTGCAGCAGATGGCCTAAACAATTTGCACTATGTATTTATAGGTACCCTCGTGGTTATCATTCTAGGTGGAGCTTTCATTTCATATTACCGAGCCAAGAATGACCGAACAGAACAAGATGACAGCCCTCCCGAGCCAGGAGTTTTTCGAAGCACTGATTCAAAAGGACATCCCGCATGACCCAGTGGTCCTTATCCGCTTCAAAGCTGGGTGGTGTGTTCCTTGTAAGAGAATCGATATGAAAATCCTTCTTGGGCTAAGTGAAAAAATTAAATGGTATGAATGTGACCTAGATGAGAATGATTATACGCCTGGTTATTGTGGTGTAAAGACGATTCCGTGCTTCATGGCGATTCTGAATGGCGTTCCGCAGCCGATTTTCTATTCGTCGGATACGATGAAGGTGGTGGAGTGGATGAAGGGTGGATTCAAGCAGCAGGCGTAGCCTGCTGCGACATTGCTGAAAGCAATCAAGTCACAGGCTACGCCTGTGACGACGCGGCAAAGCCGCTCCAAGCCGCTTGCCTGAGCAAGCGGCATACTATCATTTTTGTCTTCTACGCCATAGTCGCTGGAGTTTAATAACTGCCTTAACAGCTCTTGTCCAGTCCCGCTCCCATATTTCAACCACATTATACCCCTTATCCTTTAATAAATTGATTTTTTCAAGTGTATTAAAGTATAATTCTCCAAATGGTACATTACATGTTTTATTAATCATAGTTAAGTCATATACATCTGGATTACCGTGCCAATAATCACCCTGAAATTCGTAAATAGTATTGGTTTCTGCTTGATATCCATCGACACATAGCTTTGTCCCTGGTATAATATATTCCCCCTTGTTTTTGATATGTTGAATAAATCCATCGCGAATAGAGCGATACTGCATCCATTCAATTTGGACATTAGAAGATACTGATGTACACTTTGGACAACCATGACCCTTTTCATGATTAAAGAAGCGTGTAATGTGTGGACCATGTTTTGGACATATGATTTCAAGCCATAATACCATATTTTCTCTAAATATTTTACCATATTGATAGTAATGATTATGAATGCTTCTAAACTTATTTAATTTAGCTTTGATTTCATCCTCGGTTAATACTCGTGCATTTACTGTTCTTATTCTTCCGCATTCTGTACATCCATGTCGTGAATGCAAATGACATACAGGAGATTGTATGAAATCTCCATGAATTCGGCACGTAATAGTAATGGGGGTTTTTAGATTTACGTATACTGTTTTTGAATAATCATATTGGTTCTTATATAGTTCGGATACACATTTAATATATGTTTCTTGATTATATTTTGTATGTAATGCTCCTCTATTTACAGAATAACATTCCATACATCCTCCTTTTGAAATTTTAGATAAATGCGTTGAGGGTCTTATTTGAAATATATGTTGATTACTACATCGTAATGTGACTAATGATGTCGAAGTCTTATACACACATAATGAGTAATCAAATTGATTGCCATACTTCTTCTTTGACATCTCGATGAACTGTTCCGTTGTACTCTTACGAGGCATCTATATGAATCATAAGAAGAAATATACATATCAAATTTATTATGTGTCATCCAAGAGGGCTTAAAGACTAGCTCGCAAACATCATCTTCCCGCGCCCCTCCTTGACCACATATGCGTTCCACCCCTCCACGAAGGCCCGCATTTCCACCTTCCGCTGCGACAAGTAGACATTGGTGTTGACGTTGGCCAGCGAAATCAACAGGGTAGGCCGGTCCGCCGTGGTGAAATTGACGGTCCCCTCAGGCTGCCGCTCGGCAGGGTACACCACGCCATATTTCTCCCCCGTCGACCAGTTCATCCCGCCAATATGCATCCCGTTGGCCCGCTCATCCTTCACGAGCTGTACCATCTGACTCGTCACCAGCGGCCCATATGCATCTTCCCGTTCCTTCCCCGCAATGTTGAGCTTGATGCTATAATAGAATTCGCCATAGGGATTCGTATAGGGTTGCGCCGCGGTCGTCCCCTTATCATCAAAGTAGTCGTTATACCAGTCGTCCAGCCGATTGTTGTTGAGCACGGTGGTATTGCGGAAGAACCAGAAGAGCCGCTCCGCGGGATGGCGCGCGTCGAGCCGCCGTGTAACGGTCGCCGCCCCACCCTTGTCCAGAGAGATGAAATCGAGCTCCCCAAAGGTAAACACGTTCTCAAAGGTCTTTCGAAAGGGGATTTCCAGGGTCGTCGTGCGGAGCTCGTTCTGCGCCTCGGGCGACACGTAGTGCTGGACGGTAGACAAAAACAACGATGGAGCGCTCATCTGGATTCGGCTGAGGGGCACAAAGGTATGCATCGAGTCGTCGTATCGCACGGTCATCTGCGGCGCGGCCCACGGGGCGGGCTTAAAGACCGTCGGGTCGCTGCAGACCACAATATCTTCCAGTTTGCGAAGTGTTCCCTTGATGCGAAAGGACTGCCATGGCATGGCGCACAGGGGGAAACCGGCATCCTGGGGGCACTGGGTTCCTGGGAGGGGAAGAATGATGCGGAGACGGGGAGGCGTGGCACGGAGCTGAAGTTCTCTCACCGAGCCCGTTATCGCGCCGCCCATTTCCTGGCGCAAGAAGCTGCTTCCCCATGAGCCCTCCGTCATTTCCTTGGCCAACAGACCGTCGCCGCTCCATTCCTGGATGAGAAACTGGTCCTGGTAGAATTGAATCTTTTCGAAAATGAAGTATCCCGCGTAATTCACGTAGCCATAAGAAGGACCCTCGACGAATCCGTCATCCGCGGTAATGGAAAATAGACGATTAACAATTTCGGGTGCGACGGTGCGTTCGTCCTGTGCGACCATGGGGAGCGGTGGGAGCCAGGTGGGGAGCTCGATTTCAAGTGCGCATTCGGTGAGTACGTCGCCATAGGGGTCAATTTCGATTTCAAAGGAGCCGCCGAAGGCGGCGGCGGAAAGGGGGACGGCCGTGCGGCGTTCCGCGAGGTGCGCCGTGGAGGGCTGGTAGCGCGCATCATAGGGAAACGCACTCTGTGGCGTATCTTTTACGAAATAGGCGTCTTTCATGCCGCGCGCAACGAGCTCGAACAGCGCGCCCTGACCGCTGGAGGGATTCAGGCTCATACTATGGATGGTACAGATTCGTTTATGCCTTATAAAATTTGATAGAGACCGATGCTTGGAACAAGGTATTCATGAACCTAGTCATTGTCGAATCACCCGCCAAGTGCAGCAAAATCCAGGGATTCCTGGGCGCTGGTTGGAAAGTCGTGGCGACGATGGGCCACATTCGCGCACTGAAACAGGAGCTCGCCGCAGTCGGCATCGATAATGGGTGGAAGGCGCAGTATGAGTGGCTGAAAGAGAAATCGAAGGCCATCCAGCAACTGAAAGAGGCGGCGGCGACGGCAACGGACATCTATTTAGCAGCGGATGCGGACCGCGAGGGGTCCGGAATTGCGTATGCGACGGCGGTTCTCTTGCGCCTGAACCCCAAAACGGCCAAACGAATTACATTTACGGAAATCACGCAGACGGCCATTCGCCATGCGGTGGCCCATCCAGGACTCATCGATATGAATCAGGTGAAAGCGCAGGAAACGCGGGCTATGCTCGATATGATGATTGGATTCACGATTAGCCCGATTCTATGGGGACATGTCGCGTCGGGCCTGTCGGCGGGGCGCTGCCAAACCCCTGCGCTACGCCTGGTGATTGAGCGCGAAGAGAAGATACGCAATTTCCAGTCCACGACGAGCTGGGGGCTGAGTTTGACCGCACATGCATCACAAGCTTTTAAAGCCTATATGATAGACGAGCTAGAAGACGAGGAATCTGCGCTCAATTACATGGAGAACGTCCACCAAACCTCCCACGCAACCATTACCAGCAACCGTATTAAACCGTGGTCCGAGTCGGCCCCGCCGCCTCTGATGACGAGCACGTTGCAGCAGCAGGCCAGCGCTCTATTTGGAATGAACCCCAAACAAACCATGCAGCATGCCCAGAAACTGTATGAAGCGGGGCACATTACGTATATGCGAACGGATAAGGCGGTGCTATCGGAAGAGGCCGTACAAGAAGCCCAAGAAGTGGTTCGAGGGAAGTATGGCGAGGAGTTTGTTTCCCAAGAAGAAGAGAAACAAGAGCAAAAGGTAGAAGCGCAAGAGGCCCATGAGGCGATTCGCCCCACGCATCTGGAGTGCGAGGAGGTGGATGGCGACACCTATCAGAAAAAGCTCTATCGCCTCATTTGGCAGCGGGCCATCCAGTCCGTCATGACGCCTGCAAAGGGCGAGACATGTACTCTCCAACTCCAAATCGACTGGACGTGGCAGGCCCGCGCGAAACGCACAACATTTGAAGGATGGCACCGCGTTGGGCAGGTCGCCTCGCTGGACGAAGAAGACAACGACCATACGGATGCATGGGCCACCCTATCCGTCTTACAAGAAGGCACACAGGTCTTATGGTCCTCGATGATAGCGCAGCCGAAAGATACGAAGGCGGCAGGGCGCTACACTGAGGCCACGCTGGTCCGCGAGCTGGAGGCAAAAGGGATTGGCCGCCCGTCGACGTTCGCCTCGCTGCTTTCCGTGATTCAAGAGAAGGGCTATGTGGAGGTCCGAGATTCCCCGCCGAAAGAAGTGAGCGTCACGGAGTATACGTTGGAGCCGTCCGTGTGGCCGCCGATGAAGCGATTATGCAAGAAGAAAGTGGGGGCGGAAAAGCAGCGCCTGGCGCCGACGGAATTGGGGCGGTCGGTCTGGGGGTTTCTGGAGACGCGCTTTGATGACCTCTTTGCCTATGGATTCACGGCGCAAATGGAACGCCGACTTGACCAGATTGCACAGGGCACGGAGAACCCCGCCGCGGTGCTACAGAGTACATGGGATTCGTATCAGGCGCGGTACAAGGAGATGAAGAGCAAAGGCGCGAATCCGAAGATCCGTGAATTCTCGGGAGGGCTTAAAGCCGTGCAGTCCAAAAAAGGCCCGATTCTGCTGAATGACTCGACGACACCGACGCGGTTTTATGGGTGGCCGAAGGCGGAGCGGTTTGATTCCATTACAGAGGAGATAGCGCGAGCATTTGTGGAGAGCCAAACAGTTGAAAGCGCGTCACATGGTGCAAGCGCAGTAAGGAACGGCCAGCCGATTGTGAAGCGCTCAGGGAAGTTCGGAGATTATTTCAAGTGCGGCGAGGTCACCATCCCATTTCAAGAGGAGCCCATAGAGGAAACCATCAAGCGCTTAGAAGCCAAAGAGACAGCAAAAGGAGCAATAAAAGAGTTCAAGGAGTACGTGATACGAACGGGACCATATGGCCCTTACATCATGAAAACGTCCCTTAAAAAGGCCAAGTTTGTTTCCCTGCCGAAAGGCATCGATGTATCGGCACTCGGCGAGAAGGACGTGGAGGCGCTGTACCGTCTGGGCCTGGAATCGAAGAAATACAAGGACAAATAAAAAACGAACGGATAAGAAATGGCGGAAGAGGGCGTCCATGTCATCAACGGCACAGAACAATCTCGTTCCAGCTCACCTGCAAATACACCAAGAGAACAACCCAAGGAGAAACGGTTTTTGAACGGCTGGTCCAAGGAGCAAGAGCGGCTCATGGCGGAATGGAGCGACCTGGCCATGTGTTACCGTTGGCTGCATGATAAGTCTGAGAAGTTTTTCCACAGCAAGACATTATGGATTAACCTCCCCGTTATTATTCTCTCCACGCTGGGCGGCACCGCCAATTTCGGCATTCAGTCGGCATTTAGCGACCCCACCACCAAACAATATGCCAGTTTCGCGATTGGCGGCATTTCATTATTTGCGGGCCTGCTCACAACGATTGGAAACTATTTACGGTACGCGCAGCTGGAGGAGTCGCATCGTGTCGCGTCCATCGCGTGGGGCAAATTTCAGCGTCTCATCGCGGTAGAATTGGCGCTCAAACCCGACGACCGAATTGATTCCCTCGATTTCCTGAAAATCTGTCGCGCGGATTTGGACCGTCTCATTGAGCAGTCCCCGCCGATTCCCGAGGAATCCATCCATTTGTTCGATGCCGAGTTTGGTTCCATTAATGATTTGAAGAAGCCGGATATCTGTGGCTCGCTGGAGCACACCCGTGTGTTTGAGAGCTCCGAGACGCGCCTGAAACAAGTGGCGACGGAGGCCGCGCTTCTCCTGCGACACAAACGGAACGCGCTGAACGAACTTCTGTCGCCGCAGATTCAGAGCACCATTCGAAGCCAAATTGATACGCGTCTGACGGAGGCGCTGGAAGAGCGCAAGAAGAGCATTGAGGAAGAGATTGAGCTACAACGGGAGGCGCAGCGAAAGGCTGAGGAGGAAATGCAGGAAGCCCTGGAAGCGCGGCAAAAGAAAATAGAGGATGAAATCAATGCGCTCATGAAGCCAGTTTCTGTCAAGCCGGCGAAAAATCCGTTTGAGAGCCGCATGAGTTTCAAGCAGAACCCGCTGTTCCAACGGCAACCGATACGCGCAACGCAAGCAACGCAAGCAACGCACGCAACGCAAGCAACCCATCCCTTTACACCTGTTACTTCGCTTACACCTGTTACTTCGTTTACACCTGTTACTTCGCTTACACCTGTTACTTCGTTTACACCTGTTACTTCGGTTCAACCCGTTGTACTGGATACCTCGCCAGACTTGCAAAATATCGTCATTATCCCGTCTTCCCAGCAGCCGGACAAAGCCACGCTTGAGGCATCAAATGAATAAAATTGATAATCCTGAGCCCCGCCAATAGACTATCCCACCATGCGTATGAATAAGGAGTCGATGCTGCAGCTCTTCCATCACTATGGGTACATTAAGTCGCTCTGGCAAAAGTCCAAGCTGCGGCAGATCCATGTGGCCGTCATCATGAAACGGGGCAAGATGCTGGAAATGGCCTCGAATTACCTGGGGAGCCGCACCAGCGGGTGCGGATACGACAACTTTTCGATTCATGCCGAGCGCGCGGTTCTTAAAAAAGTGGGAGACTATACGAAACTCAATGGGGCGATACTCATTGTGTTTCGGATATCACGGGGAAAACATGAGCTGGTGGAGTCGACGCCGTGCGAGACGTGCCGTCCGCATCTGGAGAAATGCATCAAAGAGTATGGGCTGCGGCGCGTGTATCATTCGTGAGTCATCGTTTCCATCATCGTGCGGCGATTAACCGATTTCCAAAATGACCACCAGCGCGAACCGTCGTATCGGTCCTCCATATGGGTGATACGACCCCATGGAATCGACGGTCCTTTTTTGTGTTTCGTGGTCGGCGAGTATCGCATCATGTGGTGAATAAGACGAACCATTTCGGATTCATGGACGGTCAGGTCAGGTGTTTGTTTCAGAAGCGTCAATAAGTCGTGGGACGATACATCATAGGATGACATGAGCGAGTCTCGAGACCAGTTCCAGCGCATTGGATTGGTTTGTTTCATCTCGCGAAACAGCGCGGGCATCACGTGCAGGTCGAATACCATATAGCACTTATAAGCATAATGAGGATAGCGTTTGCCGTATTCGTTGGTAACCGATTGAAGCCATGGGCCGACAGGCCCGCTTCTTTTCCAGAAGGATGTGGTGGCGGTCATGCTTTCCCATTCCGTATATCCTGGATCGGCGGCCACCCATGGTGTAATTCGTTCACATTCCAATAAGGATAGAAAAGAGCCCATGTAGCACGCGTTGAAACACATGACGGGGAAACGAAGACGGTGTTCTTCGAAGAGAGACATGAGGTCGCACATCTTGAAAAATGCGCTCGAATTCCGAATCCATCGGCCGACATGGACGGCCCCGCCGTGACCCGAATATAATAGTCCATCAAATGCGGTTGTGTAGGTTGCAAGAAGATGACGCAGACATCCGCGAAGAATTCCGTTCCATGTTTCTGCAGAGGACTTAAAGAGCGGCCCTTCTAGAACTCCGTCTTGCCATTTCCATATTCCATTATGAGGCGAGCGGACGGTTGTATGAAGTGATATGTAATAGATGGTATGGGGTCGATGAGCGGGCGTCCATTTGTACTTTCGGATTTCTTTGAAGAAGTCGTCGGACTCTTTTTGATTGCTGGCGATGCATAGGGATAAATAGGTGAGGCGGGACATCGCCTTTAATAAAAAGTAATAAAAACGACGGACCTAAATAAATAATCGGTTTAACAGTCAGGGTGTCCGGAATGGAGAATTACACAAAAGTACAGCAATGTTTTGAGAAGGAGGGATGCACATTATTGACTACGTTTGAGGAGTTTGAAGAGGTGCGTGCTACTGTATTGAATAAGTGCTATCAATTTGTGCGAGTCAAGTTTATTGGGTCCTGTATGCATGAATCGAGCGCGGTATATACGAATTTTAATTTGCGTAAAACAGGGCTAACATGCAAGTCATGTGTGACAAAGATAAATCGCGAAAAACTGAAGAAGAATAAAAATACGAATGAAATTGAATATGAAGGGATTAAAATAATTGAAGAGTGCTTGTCACTGCATTATGAAGTAATTCGAACAAAGGAGGGGTGCTTGGCAGATATTGCAATTCGAAAGAAGGGAACACAGGATGATATTTGGATACCGATGCAGGTGAAAACGACGATGAATATTAGTCATGGGATGTATTCGTTTACTGTCAAGAATATATATAAAGATATGCTAATAATATGTATTTGTATTTCAGAAAAAAAAATATGGATAATTCCGTTTAATGATATCACATTAAAAGTAAAATTAAATATATCGGTAAAGTCAAAATATACCAAGTATTTAATTGATAATCAAATGATTCATACTGTAATTGATAAATATGAATCAAAAATGATTCATAATAATATTGATACAATCTTACTTCCTGTTAATCCTACACAACAACGTGAACAGCAATACGTTAAAAAGAGAGAAACATACCTTCCATTTTTAGCATATGAATATCCTCATATCCAGAACACATGTGTAGATGTTATTGTAAATGGTAAAAAGATACAAGAAAAGGTATTGGGAATTAATGAATATAATAAAGGATTTTATTGCGGATTAGCTGCAAATAGTAGTAAACTTGATGGAAAAAGACAATATAGAAGCTATCAATTAGGTGAGAATGATTATTATTGGTTACATTCAAATATTGATGATAGATTCTGGATTATTCCAGAAAAGGCACTGTATGATAAAGGATACATATCGAATGCGAATGAAATTAAATCAAAGAAGACATTATGGTTCAAATCAACTCCAAATAAACAAAATAAGTGGTTAGATGATTACGAATTTTCATATAGTAATGTAAATCGTGATGCAATTATGAAACTATTTGAATAAATTCAAGACGATGACACGTATCGAATTAAGAGGGAGTCGGCCGAGGCTGGGTTCGAACCAGCGACCCTTGCATTAACAGTGCAAAACAACTTCCAACTGTGCTACTCAGCCTTTCCCCACTCTCTCCGTAGAAAAACAAAACGGAATCCAGACGCATTAAATAACAAAACACCCCTTCTCTTGTTCATGCCGACATAGTGGACATTTAATGCGTTTTGTTGCTTGTATTGCTTGCGCCAAAGGCACGATTTGCATCACGCAGTGCTTGTGAAATACATGCCCGCACTCGAGTTTCCCCCAAACGGACGATAACGTGTGGTAATCATCATCGTGACAAATCGCGCACATTTCTTCATAGGTAATTTTGGAGAGCTCGCACCCGTCGCAGCACGCCTTCCCGCGCTCCACCAGCTGGTCCATGCAGTGCCGACAATAATACAGATTCTTCAAATCAAATCGGTCCAACCGACGAGTAATTTCTTTTACAATAAAATAAGGGTCCTTCCCTTCCGTCGTGGTCTCGTATTCTACGAGAGCATATTCGGATTGCGTCACGAGGATGGTGTACATAAATCCCGTTATCAGGAATTCACCTCCAAGCTCGTCGTCATGATTGAGTACCGTTGCGAGAACCATATGGGCATAATGATTGATGTTCACAGAAAAGCGGAACTCGCATGGCGCGCGGTCCGAGTCTTGAATAATTTCTTTGATGCGCTTTTGAAGGCAGAACACGATTTTTTCCATACGCGGTCCGTGTAGTAGCTCCCCCGTCTCCACCCTTTTCATCCTACTGCTTCTGGATTAATTCCTTCAACCCCGTCATAAAATCCATTTTCACAGACCACCCAAGCCCCTTCAGTTTCTCGTTGCTGATGTAATAGCGCTGGTCATTGAAGGGTCGGTCCTCGATGTAGGTAATCCACGAGTCAACATCGTCTGCATTGTGAATCAGCCGAATCAGTGTCTTGGCGAGGTCCAACACGGAGCATTCCTCTTCCGTCCCGATGTTATAGATTTCACCGATGACGCCGCGCTCCAAAATCACGGCAAACGCCGCCGCCGTATCGTACGCGTGCAGAAACCCGCGCACCGCCGAACCATTGCCCTGAATTGTCACCTTTTCCCCCCGTTGCAGCTGCTGAATGAACCGCGGAATCACCTTTTCGGGATACTGGTTCGGCCCATAGACGTTGTTGCCGCGCGTAATGATAATCGGCATCTTGTAGCTGTGGGCGTAGGCCTGGACGATGAGCTCCGCGCCGGCTTTCGTGGCCGCGTACGGATTGGTGGGGCACAGAATCGACTTCTCGGTTTTGTGCTGTTCCTCCGTGGTGTTCATGGATTCGCCATAGACCTCGTCCGTCGACACGTGAATGAATCGCTCAATCTTACCATAGACGCGGCAGCACTCGATGAGAATATGGGTTCCCAGGACGTTGTCATAGGTAAACGCCAGCGAATCGTCGAAGGAACGCTGGACGTGGGACTGCGCGGCGAAGTGGATGACGTGGGTGGGCTGGTAGGTGGCAAGAATCCGCTGTATAAAATCGATATCCTGGAGGTTCCCGTGCACAAAATGGTAGCGGGGGTCATGTCGAATGGCCTGCTCCACGTTCTTCTCGTTTGCGCAATAGTACATGGCATCCAGATTCACGAGGGTCTCGACGCCTTTGGGAAAATAGTGATTGATGAAATGGCTGCCGATGAAGCCGTAGCCACCGGTTACGAGGAGCCGCATAAATGTTGAAACAACGACATAATGGTTTAGATGGTGTGGAAAGGGTATAAAAAAGAAAAGGGTATTCTGGAGTAGTTCCGATGAATAAAATCTGCCCGAAGTGCGCAGCGGATCCGACGAGCCATTCATTTAAAAAGGTGTCGGACAAGGGCGACGTTACCATTTATTATTCGCACCCGTCCAAGGCCAAACTCTATGATGATTTTGAGGGTATCCTGTCACATGTGGACAATATGTTGACGCTGCAAGGAAAGAAGCCATGGCTGTGCATTCTGGATGGTGATGGGTTCGATATAAAACATGCATCACAGGTCCGAATCGGCGTGGCGCTGATGGATTTGATGATGAATAAGTATGGGGCAACGATGAAGGAATTCAAGGTAATCAATCCGACATGGCATATTCATGGACAGGTGACGGTGGCGAAGATGACGTTGACGCCTGAGCTCTTTGCTAAGATTGTGGTATTGGATGACCGCAAGCATAGTATTTTGGAGTTCATTTAGGGGGACGCTGCGCCCGTTGGGCTTGCCTCCCCCTTGCCCCCTGCACCGTTGTATTTATACGATAACTGATATATTATTAGTCCTTCAAACAGGTCCGAAGGCACTCATCAAACAGCCCTGGAATAAAGCGGCACTCTCGAATGCACTTCATCTCCTGCTTCGTCAGCTTCTTCTTCGCCGTTTTCCGCACCGTCTTCTTCCCCTTCTTGCTAACCAGCGTCACCTTCTTGAACCCAACGCGGCCCGACATAACAACACGGTCTTCCCGCACCGTGTTTTTATCTTTCGTCTTAATCTTACGAATCTGTACCGAGTTATACGCCTCTACCATCCTACTATTTAACAGGTTATTCGTGCTTTACCGACATCGCTGCCCTGTACTCGATATAGGGAGAAACCGACGTTCCCAGCACATACGACAACGTACCATTGCGCATCATAATCACATACCCACCCCGCGCGAGCTGAAACGGTCTTGTCAGTGTATTGAGGAAATTATATGGACCACTGGTGGCCTGCGGGTCCGACCAGGCCGGCAGGATATAATCGCTGAGTCCTACCGTGACCGACCCCACTCTCACAGGAACCACATTGCCCTGAACGGGGTCGGAGACTTCTGCGGGAACCAGGGTGCCATTCGACAGCTGCCACCACACATTCACATTCTGATTCATAATCATCTCGAAAATCTCATGAGCGAATGCCTGGGCCACCGTCGGAACGCGCGCCGTCGCGCCCATCAGGATGGCCCCACCATACTGCAGGACGGTCTTAACAAACACCTTAGAGAATGGGACGTTGCCTGTTTCCGTGTGATACGCCAGTGCACCCGACGCATCTGAATTGTCCATGAACACGCAATACATTCCCGTCCCGAACCGCATGTTGGGCGGCGCGGCCTGGCAGACATAGCTCTTGTTTCCGATGGTCCACGCAGAACAGAAGGCCGGTAGCATGGTGTTCAACGCATTTATCATTAGAATCATGTCGCTTGTCTTGAGCACGGTGCTGTTGTTAAAACAATAAATCGTCTGAGACATTCTACTAAGTACGAGTTTAAAGAAGGGGCGTGAATGGTATCGTGTGGAGGGCACATGGCGAGCAATTGCTTGAATTTCTAACACAAATACGCGAGTTTTTCCGAGTGGTCAAGGAGACAGATTTAAGACCTGTTGCTGAAAAGCGCGTGGGTTCGAACCCCACAACTCGCACTTTTTTGATAATCTCGAAGATGCTCAAAAAAGTTGAAATAAGGTAGTAAAGAATTATTACTATATTCTAGTAGTAATGGGTTATCTGTACAAAATAACCAATAAAATCACTAAAAAATGCTATATTGGCGTGACCACACAGCCAACTTGCGAATCTCGCTGGAATGTACATATAAGGTCTTTGAATTATAAGCAGGGCTGTCCTCTACTCAAAAAATCCATGAAGAAACATGGTATCGATAACTTCACATTCGAAATCCTTATTATTTGCTTTGATGACGATGTTGTGAGATGGGAAAAAGAATACATCAAGAAATATAATTCACAGGTACCAAATGGATACAATATTCTATCAGGTGGTCAAATAGGAGATGGGAACGTAGGATATAAGCATTCAGATGAGGTGAAGGAGATAATAAAACAAAAAGGCCGTGAATTCAGAGCAAAGAATCCAAATTACTTTGAGTTATGCAGAGAAAAATTTAATAAATCGCGCGAACACTTTGATTTTTCAAGTCGCATCAAGAATTCAGACAAATTCCAAAAAGCAATGCAAGAACGAAGAGATAAAATTAAATCAGGTGATATAAAAATGACAGAGGAACATAAGAAGAACGTAAGTGAAGGACTGAAACGCTACTATGAAAATAATAAATCTAGAACTGGTGTATCAGATAAGCATCGTGACGCAGTTCGAAAAGCTCTTAGTAAGCCTATTATTCAATATACAAAAGACGGAGTACTTGTAAAGGAGTATTCTAGTATTGCAGAAGCAGACCATATATCAGGTGTGAAAAAAAGTAACATACATCAGGTTCTATCTGGAAAGCATAAACTTGCAGGAGGATTCATATGGAAATATAAATCGCTTACAATCGCAATGGAATCAGTGACGGCGATAGATTTGGGTCCAGAACCCGCGGATGGCCCAGTTCAATCACAGGTGACCCAATGATATGATGCAGCCGCGCCATACGAGATTCTAATTCGGGTCGAACGGGCTCGCTGACATACCGATGAATCACGATGGGCAAGTTGAACGCGAGCAAATGATGCGCGCCGTGCAAGTAATCGTATTCATAATCCGCCAAAAAGAAACACGTCATATCCGCCGCGGCCATCAGTAGCCCCGCGTACAAATACGGATTCCATCGAATCGGGCGAATATGGGAATAGTGAAACCCCGTCATGGCCAGCATCAAGAAGATTGTCACGGGCAGCACAATGACCGCGCCGAACTGCATGTATACCAAGGAGACCAGCACCGTTTGAATGAAGAAAAGTTCCATACGCAATGCATCGTGGTTAGATAGCATCATGTAGACGGAAAAGAGGTAGATACTGAGATAGGAATAGAGTCCGTCGAGAAAGTCGAATAGCCCCTTGTCCTCAATGTGATAGAGGTTGGACCAATTGAGGTGATGCAGGAAGGAAAAGAGGGAATTGAAGAGGATTTGTAAAGAATAGAGGTAGTTGCGATGGTACTGATAATATATAATACAAGGAAGGGAAGCCAGATTGGTTAGGACCACAAAATAGCTCATTGCTCAAATAAGGCCACCAGTCTTTATAAGGCCTAAATGATTGCCCACCTATCCATACAGTATGCCGAACGAGTGCAACAATCGCATTACGATTACAACAAAAAACGATTCTGATTTGGATGAAATCATAAAAGAGCTTCCGTCGCAGACATCCATTTCACAGCGCGGGTCGCGCGGGGTTCGCCTGGAACAGAACACAGCATGGAAACCGGATTTCAATTGGCTGGAATCGATTGTGCAGAAATGGTCTGGGTGCTGGGTGAAGAATAAATGGATTTCGGAGGATGGCAGCGCGGGAATATGGATTGGATATGGCGAGAAGCGCGAGGCGTTCGAGTGGAATGACCTGTCGCTGGAGGCTGAGTTCTATGCGTTTCGCTAGCTTAGACCCGTGAACATTCAAAATGGGCATTAGGCAAATATTACCGAAGGGAACCTGGAATCTTATTTAAGAAAGTTCACGGGCCGCGGCCGCTGAATCATTTTTAATGTTCAGCGGTCTAAAGACTCGTTCGTATCGTGTGGTAGACAGGCTGTGTCTCGTTAGGCCTCCTTAACTCCAATTGGCAGAGTAATCGCTTTGTAAGCGATAAGTTACTGGTTCGAGCCCAGTAGGTGGCATAATCCGATAAGGATTTTCAATACATCGTAATATATTGAAAACCTAAAAATATTGCTACACAGTACAGTAGTGGGATGGGGTACATCTATAAAATCACCAATACGGTGAATAACAAGTGCTATATTGGAGTGACGACGGCAACTAATCCGAATGAACGATGGTCGCATCATAAATCAGCAATACGAGCAAATATCGGTTGTCCTTTTCTTCAAACCGCCTTTAAGAAACACGGAGAGGATGCATTTAAGTTTGAAGTACTTATCATTTGCTTCGATGAAGATGTATTCAAGTTTGAGAATGAGTACATTGTAAAATATAATAGCATGATTCCAAATGGCTATAATGCAGCACAAGGTGGGAAGATAGGTATGTCATTTCTAGGGAAAAAGCATACAGATAAAACAAAGAAGATTATTAGTGAAAAGTCAAAAGCACATAATGCAAATCCAGAAGTACGAGAACGTGCTCGACAGAATACAATACAATTTAATGCCACACATAACATTGGGGAATTAATGAGACAATCAGAAAAATGGCAGAAAGCGTTAGCAGAAGGTAGAATTGGAGGTCATGCAAAACAAACAGAAGAATCTAAGAAAAAGATTAGTGAAAGCCTGAAGGAATATTATAAAAATAATACAGTTAATCTAATAAAGCAAATAAGTGCAATTAAAAAAGCAAATAGCAAAAAAGTAATACAATATTCAAAAGATAAAAAAGTAATACAACATTTTGATTCAATAACAATTGCTGCAGAAAAAACAGGAGTTGGTAGAAGAAATATAAATGCATGCACATCAGAACGTAGCAAAACAGCAGGCGGATTCATCTGGAAATATGAAGAGCCTAAAGACACACCAGTAATAGAAGAGCAGAATCAGGCGGGTTCTCAGTAAGCCCATTGGCGAAATTGGATATCGCGTTCCACTTCTAATGGAAAGATTGTGAGTTCAAGTCTCACATGGGCTACATTGTGCCGTGAATAACGGTACAAAATACAAGCAGCTTAGCTCAGATGGCAACGAGCGATGCGCTCATAACGCATAGGTCCGTCGATCGAAACGACGAGCTGCTAGCATGATTCAATCACATTCAATCATACTAGCGTGTTTTATAACATAAAGAAAACCTCACGTCTCCCAATAGATGGGCTGTGGTTGTGGTAAAAAAGGCGGCGCGCCGCCGCCCCTGATGCTGCAGGCGCAACTCCTGGCCCCAATCGAGTGGGGCCCTATTTTATGGAAATACCTGCATTGCCTGGCGGAGAAAATCGGAACGTCGGGCAATAAAGTGATTGACACGGACCAAGCGAATTATATGGAGACACTGGTAACGATGTTGCCGTTGATTATACCGTGTACGGAGTGTCAAGGACATGCGGCGACGTATTTGGAATTGCACCCTCTGCCGACACTGAAGGGATTGTATGGGGCTGCGTTGACGGCTGCCGTGAGGATGTGGTTATTCGAGTTTCACAATGCGGTCCGTGCGCAAAAGGAGCAGCCTGTTATGGTATCGACGGTGGAAGACTGTGCTGCATTGTATGTGGGCTGTTCGGTGCAGAAGTGCGAGTACACGGCGTTTATTCAGAGCGTGGCGGCCGCGGTGAGACAGGGATGGGTTCGCATCGATAATTGGAAGAAATGGTATAGTAACTCGGAAAGATTAAGAATTCTATCTGGGAATCTAATTGTGTAAGCCGCCGAAGGCGGCGACACGGCAAAGCCGCTGTAAGCGATAGAGGCGGTGGGGACGTCTTTGTGTCGCCCGCCGAAGGCGGGCTTTGGGGGTGAAAGAAAATCAAAGATTTCTACCAGTGACGCTTGTGTTTTAACGGTAGAGGGGTGTGGGGACATAAGTGTCCCCACCACATAAAAATTGTAGCATAGAATAGATAAATGATATTGATTCATTCTCTTTTCACATCCGATGAACTATCCTCTCTTTTGACCCAAGACGAAGTCATCCGCGCCAAACAGCGAATCGATGGACAACTGTCAGGCTCGGTCTATTTTTCCCTAGAGCTTCCCGTCGAGCTTCACTCCAAATTGTCGAACGTCTTGAGTCGAGAACTATCGGTAAAACGTATTCCAATGCGCTGGATAAAGGGAGATATGGCTCCCCACGTAGACGTCGGCTCACAATCCTTTGAACAAACCTACTTAGCCTACCTCACTTCCTCTTCAGGCAGCCTCGTATTTGGCGATGAAACCTATCCGATAACGCAGGGCACTGTATACAGTTTTCAGCAAGGATGCGTACATGGAACCATTGGTACCGGTTCCGAACCCCGTTTGTTGCTGGGCCCGATGAGTGAACAGGGATTCGCCGTGGGTGCATCACCGAGTCTCATTTTCCCTGGAGAAACCACGGTGTATCTTCAGCAAATAGAAGGATATACCGCCTTCAGCACAGACCAGCAAGATTGGTATACCTTTAGTTGGCCGGCCACGGTGTCTAACTCGGACACCAGTCTCGGCTTTGTCACTGTAGAATGGACCACTGACATGACGCTGGACTCCCCCAATATGTATTTTATCTGCGGATCAAGCCATATTCAGTTTGGTAAGGAATCCCTCCGTAACGACGGTACGCGCCCCGTGATAACCGTAACCGCCGCGGACTATACTGGTTTGATTCAGAACGGAATGGGACCGCAGCAAGGAACGCCAGGGCTCAACCCGAGTGAACTGAATGGTTATTCGGACATTCGAGTATATAATCTGTTCATAGATGGAACAGGGTCCTTGAAGGCAGGAGATACCTTCGATGAGGGCGCGGGATGGTTCACTCATAACTATTTTGGAAAGGGCGCCCAACGCAATATCATCATTAACTGCAGCTCTGCAGGCTCCATTCCGAACTTTTGCGGAGGCATTGTGGGACGAAACTCGGGAGAAGAAGGCGACGATAATTCAAGTGCGGGGTTGCTCCTACTCGGTTGTTCCAGCACAGGTTCCATTTCCACTCAAGGAGGTGGCATCGCAGGTGCATATATTGGATATAATGCGGGCAATACCATTCTATCTGGATGCTACACCACAGGTGCCATTAGTGGTAACGGTGCTGGAGGTATCGTAGGTGCAAATACGGTAAGTGCCACGATACAAGATTGCTATTCCACGGGTCAGATAAGCGGCAACAATGCAGGCGGTATCATCGGTGCGAATGCAGGGAGGAATGCAGTGGTTCTACAGAACTGTTATTCCACGGGAAACATCTCAGGAAGCAATGCAGGAGGACTATGTGGTTCGATGGTCACCGCGAATAGCACGGATTTATTCATTACCATTACCAACGGATATACCACGGGAAGCGTGACCGGTCCTCAAAGTGGTGGCATTATCGGTTTATTGTTGGAATCAAGTGGTTCTATTAATAAGTATATCATCAATGTGTATACAACAGGAATGGTCAGTGGGACGGGATACATTTACGGAAATAGTGCGTTGATTGATACATTACAATACTCCGAGGCCGGTTCGGGAGGTTCGCCAGGCAGTTGGAACACGGCACATGCCAATACGGTTCTGAATCCGGTCCCCTCTTCCGAACCTGGTATAGGAGAAATATGGATATCAACGGGAGTACAACAACCCTATGAGCTACGCAATATGGGATATACTCCATATTCAGCCCAGAACATATTTGAGACTGCCTCAAATATTCCCTTCTTAAACCGAATCTATCCCTATAATTCGATTCTGACAGGCAGAGAGCCCTATAAAGATATGGCGAACAATACGTATACACGTAGAATTACCCCCTTTGACTTTCAAGGCACATTCTTTTCAGACATGAGTGATTTCATTGATGGGAATATCCTTGCGGGAGATAAATCAGAAGAGAATCGGTTGATTGCCTCCTATTGGCATGATTTGGGCAATGACATTTTTGATAATTGGGGATTTTTTTATCTGTATGATGTCTCCACGGGTAGATATTATTTTCCGCTTCTGACCCCTCAAAATCAAGATGATGGGATAATCACCACACAGACCTTTCTGGCGTTTGGACGCACCTTCACCCTTCGTCATGGTTGGGCAGCAGAAGGTATTTTTATGATGGATTGGTCCGTGGCGGATTCGCTTCCATTTCGTTTTGGAGCGTATGGAGACATGGGGTCGGATGGATATGAAGAAATCGAATACCGAACACAGCCCTATACGATGGGGGGGTCACCGCGAACGCTCTATTATCACCGTGATGCACAGATTGGAAGTACAAGTGAAATCCTTTATACTTACTTCATCCCCAAAGAACCCACGGAAGCAACATCCACGCCTTATAGTGTTGTATATGATGATACTTATATGAGTATGCGAACCAATGCGCTGACGGTGGGCGTGACCATCTATTTCGCGAAAACATACAATGTAAAGAAGTGGGTGATTTCCGAAATTACTTCATCTCAGATTGTCCCTATCATTGTCTCTTTCCCCTCAGGCGGTTCTACGCTCGCCGCACTCGTGCCAAATCGTAATTATGAGCTCCTGATGGTGGAAGGTGATGCGGGCTCTTATAATACGTTTACGATAAACCCAGTGACGGGTGTCATCTCCACGACTTCTGCTACGGTTCCAGGTGCGTATACTCTCTATCTACGTAACACAGGAAGTTACCATATCACTCAATTTGATTTGAATGTCACGGAAGCAGTCGTAGTTAGCACGGGATGTTGTGATAGAGTGCTGGATGTAAAGGGTCTGGATTACCGAACACAAGCCGAGGTCATTTCTGGAAATATCATTCTGAGTAGATTTTCTGAACGACGCGGCCCGATCTCTTCGCTCGATATTATACGAATGAAACAGGCGATGGCGCAAAAGCGTTAAACACGATACACGCCGTCCCCATAAATCTACTTGGTACAGGGGTATGGGGGTAAAGCATCCGCAGGATGCGGACTCTTTAGAGATGTAGTTTGCTAAGCAAACGTAACGTCCCCATAATAGGCAGCCAACCACCCAATCGCACTGAACACAACATCCGACACCTGATTCAGCAGGTTATCGGGATACGGTTTTCCGCCAGGCCACATAGTAAAATAGGTATTAATGATGTTCATACCCCATTGTGTATTTTCCACATACTCAAACACGATATGAATCACAATCAATACAAACAATGAAATAGACCAAAAATATGCCACCACGCCCATCGAAAAATGCAGAAGCGAGTATTGGTCAAACGCCTTGAATCCCATCTATCCTATAAGTGTATTTATAGGATAGTTTGTAAAACAGGATGTCCTTATGGAAGCGAAGAAATGTCGATAGCCTCCGTATCTGCGTTGATAACTTCGTTATAGGCCGCGCCCAGCATCGGCAGACTCGCACCCGCATTTATTGCAGCTGCGTGGCGTTCCCGGGATGCATCGCCATACAGGGTGGTCCGA